CTAAGATAGTGGCTAACAAGTCCAACCAATCCCATTTACCACCATAAGCTCTGTCCTTAAACTCCATACCACAAGCCAATCCACCACGAATAAAACCGTGAGTAGAAAGGCACAAGGGATGGCATAAAGAAAGTGTGATTGTCTGTTGCTTTCTGTAATCTAACTCATAATGCCATTAAATTTGTTAAGTTCGTTTCAAGCGCATTGATTTGTGCTCGTTTCTCATTTCTATCTTCGTGCAATGCCTTGATGTCATAAGGCAATTCTTCACCGACAAGGGAGGCTTCATAACACTTGATAACTTGATAATCTGTTTCTGACAATTCAGCTTTGATAGCGTCAATCTCACCCTGTATCTTTGTCGTGTTCACAACCTTTTCATAGTTGAACGAGATACGATTTCCATTGTCGTAAGGAACTAACCGAATGGTGTAATTATCATCATCGGATATAGTCTTACTTTCATCAATATCATCAACAGGCTTCCATTCAGAAGAAAGGTTCTGCACCTGTCCTTGCTCTACCTCCCTTGCTCTTAGAAAGCCATTCTCTATATATCCATACTTTGCCATAGCTTTATTGTTTTAGAACTTCCATCTTGATACTATCCAAGACTCTTTTTTTACACTATTAACATAGCCGATTGTAAAAACAAACATACCTCCTTGTCCCTCGCTAAATGCGTAATCCGTGTTTTCGGAAGAATCATCGTAAATATGATGCCCCGTCAATGGCTTAAATAGCAGCGAACCACTCCACCATTGCTTCACGAAAATTACCTGTCCCTCTTTGGGGTCTGATGGTAGATATACTGTTTCGGCATATCGTGAATAACCGATAACAAGACTATCATCACTACTTAGATATGATGAATGTCCAGACTTGCCATTTTCCGTAATACAAATTCGCCCCAGAGTAAGACCGCCAGCATACAAGTCGTAAAAGAAACCGCCATAAGCGGGTGCAGTACCGCTGTTATCCGCTCTGCCATAAACGCCAGCAACAATCGTTTCAACAGCATTTACCGCCCATTCTCGTTTTTTTACATTTGCAAATCCTAATCCAACTACTGCACCACGGTGGGTATATCCAGAGCTTAAAGGCCATCCGTACCAGCCATATTTGAAAATACGCCCGTAGGGGATATATAAGATACTGACGAACTGTTTTTCTTAGAGCGTACTTCGACAGTACCATTATTTAGACTTGCCTTAATATTTGCACCATATACACCTTGGTATTCAGACATAACATTATCACCGCCATTATTCGATGTTTCAAGCAGTATTTCACCACCTTTCGCATCAAGTGTTATCTTATTTCCCTGTTCAAGCGTTGATACTATTTTGCCTTTGCTGATAAACCAATCTCCAATGTTAGCACCCTCTGCCAAAAGCAAATTGGTTGCTATGCTTTCAAACTGCGCACCAAAATTATTCCACTTTGATGTGTTCGTTGGAGCGACATTGTAGAACTCTCCCGCATCAATACGAGCAATGTAGTATGTGCCATTGTACTTGACTGCATCAACACGATACTGATTGCCGTAATATGTCTTGCTGCTATCGTACACGCCACGATACACCATAGCTGGGCTTTTACCATTCTCACCATCCTTGCCATCATAAGGGGTTATACGCACAGGTTCACTCCAATTGGTGAGCAACGCACCCGTTGCGCTTTTCTTGGCAACAATCATCCAAAGATATTCAAGTGTTCCAACAGTCGGCTGTGTAGTTGTCCAACCGCTCGGCTCTGCATCAGTCTTAACCAATGCGGGCGCACTATTGCGTGAGCCGTTCTTGGCAAACCTGTACTCTTGGTAGTCGGGGCGATTGTCGTTTGAATTTGCATCATAGGCAGTTGCCACCTTGCCAAGCTCCAACTTTGGCATACAGATATAGAGATATTGCGAGTTGCCCTCAATTATGATTGGTTGCAAGCGAAATAGTACATATTCAATGTCAGCAAAACTTGATTTTGTCTTGAATGTTATAGTGTGTTTCTTCCAACTTGTATATGTCGGATAATTAACGACACAATCTGCACCAATTGTATTGTTATTTTGCACACCGTCCACAAACACCTTGCTTGTATCAATGGCACTCGGAAATACATAGGTGCTGAATATCGCACCGCCTGTTTCAAGTATGCGTACCCAATTAAGGGTTGCTTTACCTGTGCGTGGGTCTGTACTGTCATACAAGTATGCCGCAAAATGATACACACCATCTGCGGGTACATCGTCAAACGAAATGGAGGCTGTCGTGTTATAAGTATTGCTGACAGAAATTTCCTTTTGCCATTTCCATCCGTCTTGCCATATAAAGCACCTTAATTCCTTTCTGTCCGATTTCGCTTGTGCATCAATGCGTCCATTGAATGAAAATGTGTACTTATGCCCACTTCTTAGATACAATGTGCGCTGTGCAAATCCGTATGCGCTGCTTGTTTCTTTTACGGTCAATGTGTTAGTTCCACACTTTGCCCAAAACGAAAGAGTGTACCATGTCGAAGCTTTTAACTTCTTAACGGTCGAGGACTGCAACACTTGACGCAACACTTCTTTGTACACGCTTTCATTTTCTCGCTTGTTGTTTGCATCATAGAAACAATTATGTCCGTCCACACCACTTGTATTGATGTGGGCAATGCTTGTGTCAATGCCACTACCACCATTATTGCGAGAAACAACATCCCATTTATCCAGCCTATCCATGCTTTCAAACTCTGTCTGTTCAAGCAGATTGGGATTCCATACAACGTAATTGTTCCACAAGGTAGGCTCGGAGAAAGCCCCCCATTTGCCATTTGTCTTGTGCCTTATAGATACCCATTCAAAAGGATAGTCTGCCGACACACCGCTTGGTTCATCAGTCCAACCGCTCGGCACATATCCGTCAGCAGTAGAACTAACCAAAATTGCATCGGGTGCTGTTTCCACCTCTGTACGCTTGAATACATATTCAGTGCCATCTCCATCCGTACCCTTATCGCCCCATTTCGCCCAAATGACAGGCGTACTATAAGCTGACCATGTGCCAGAACCGCTTGGCTTAGTTCTAACGCAAACCCATTCATACTGATAAGTTGCAGTTATTCCGCTTGGGCTGTCTGTCCAGCCACTCGGTACATAATCATCCTTATTTACTGAGGCGGGTTTACTTGGTGTATCGCCTGTGTTGCGCAAATAAATAAACTCTATATCTGTGCCATCTGCACCGTTTTCTCCATTCAAGCCCGTAATACGAATGGGTGTACTCCACGTTCCAAAGGTATTCGTTCTTGCATTGAGCATTGCTTGCGACATATATACAAACTTACCGCTTGTTGGGGTTGGCGGCTTTAAGCTCCACACGCTCTGCTCTATCAATGATGTTGGGTCTGTAAATGTAGGTGTGCTTGGTGTGCTGCTTTCTGCCGTATAGATGAAATAGAATGTAGAGCCGTTCACTCCATTCTTGCCGTTTGCGCCTTGCGCTACTACACCCCAATAAACAGTATTTGTTGGTACTATGCCCTTGGAGGGCGTTGCGTGGTTGTAACGATAGGTACACGTTGCACCACTATTGTCCGTATAAGAAACCTCATCACCATAGTAGTATATGTAATCCTTATTCCATACGCCACGGTACACACCAAGCGGAACGACATCACCACTGCCACTTGCAACGGACACGTTCTTGAGGGTTAGACGGCTCTTTGCTGACACATTCCAATCAATAGAACTTGTGCTGTCACCAATGCGAAACTTGTTGCCGTCCAAATCCAAGTAACACTCACCATCACTTGTTATGATGCGTCCCGTTGTGATGGTATTGCCATTGATGCGAGTGAAACCGTATGTGGTCTGAAAATCTCTGAAATTATCATCAGAATACAGACTTGATATAATGCCAACTTGGAAATAGTAGTTGTTCGGGTCGCTCGTAGGCTCAAACTTCAATTGCTCTTGCGTCAGATACCACACGCCATTTTCACCAGACTTGGAACACTTAGCAAACAGATAGTATCCACCCGTGCTTTGCAGTTCAAAGGAGGCTTCGTTCATCTGCCAGCTCCTTATTTTGTCGTTGTCAATGGTAAGGTGTGATAGTATGCCAGCGGTAGCCACAAACATATTAGGGTTGCCCCCAAAGTTAGCTTTCAGAACACAACCAGACAGGACAAACTGTTGGCTCTTTGCACCAACAGTCAGCATATTTGTGTCAATGGAGTTTGGCTTGATGTTTTCCGTGTCAAAATAGCCGTCTGTATCATACACCATGTTACGCAAATCCTCTGTGGTTCTCCAACCTCGCCTTGCTTTGTTCAAATCACGGAGGCGGTTGTTGTTTATGATGTTTTCATGCTCAATGACGGTAAGCACGGTTTGCGTCTGTATAGACACGGCTGTTGTGTCTGCCAAAGTGATTTGGTAGTCCTGTTCCAACAAAAGGTTGCGTGTTACTTTCTGTATGCGCATTTGTTTCTCAATGCCAAAGCGTGTGTCCTTTACAGGCACATAATCGCCCACCTCAAACACGCTTGTATCGGTATCACGGCTAAGTTCTTGGAGAAAGTAGAGCCTATCCAATGTCAGCGTGTATTGAGCCTTTGCCTGTGTCGCTGTCTTGAAATCTTCCATTGCAGCATACCACAGGTTTTCTTCTGCCTTTTGTTCATAGCTTTCGGGCAGATATATGTCGGTTATCTTGTAGGTGTTTCCGACCTCAATTCTGTAAGCGTCCTGTGTTTCAGCCGAGGGAATGGTCAAACCTCTATTATCCGTGAATGGAATGATGCGGAATTTCTTTGTTTCGTGGTTGTAACCACCTTTCGCCTCAAGTTCAAACTGTTGCCCAGCCAACCGCCCAGATGTGAAAGTTATCTTTGCGCTCGTTCCGTCCACAAGGTACACCGTCCCCTTATCGTCTTTCTTGTTAAGGTCGAAGTCCATTGTATCATCAATGAAAGCGCAAATATCATCAGCCACAACAGCCGTAACGGTTCCCGTGCGTGTGGGGTAGATGTTATCATAGGTTTTCACATCTTCCTCACTGCCTATCTTGTCACGAAGTGCTGCATCCTCAATATAGCGTTTTGCATCGTCAGCAATGCCGATTGTTTCAGTGCCGACCTTTACAACCGTCCCGTC